CCCCCCCCCCCCCTCTGTTTTTAGATGTACCCATCAGGAGGGCGAGGAACCTACCCGCGCCCCCTCCAGAGAAGTACCCTCCCCTTTCTCTGGCTTCCCCATCAGTACCGCTACCACCCCCCCTCTCCCCCCGTTCTTACTCAGACCCTATTCTTTGACCCCCCATATACCGGGGCTATACTGATTGGTATTGATAGGGGGATTTATGCAAACCATGATGACCCATATATGGGATGAGTGTCGTGACACGTTGACACGTTTGACACGTTTTTCCTATTAACCCTCTCTATCTATACCCTTTTAATACCGTTCGGCTCCGTATATTGGCTAGTTAGTTTGAGAAACGTGTCAAACGTGTCATGGTGTCATTGCAGGTAAGCCCTCCCACCCCTCGCCCTCGCTCTCCAGCCCTCAACGTGTCATGAAGTACCGCAACCTGTCATGCCCAGAAAGAAACCGCGGTGGAAACTGCTGGCAACTTTCGGGGCAGGCTAGGTTCTAAGTAAGAAGCAGGCTGGGGAGAGGGCTGGAGATTCTAAAAAAATCGATTTTGTAGAGCGCACTACCCCTCTCAAGGCGCGTACCCAAAAAACGGTTTTCTGAGCCGTGGGCAAAACTGGTGTAGAATAGTTCTGCCGAGCCACACACCATCCGAGGGGTTCCCTCCTTACCTCTCTGGTGTTGGGGGCGTGGCTCGGCGTAAGGGTGCGAAGGGTATCGAGCGGTTGCATCTTGCACCGTCACCTCGGTTCGACTCCGAGCGCATCCACTTATGAGCGAGGACACCTCAGACGACACCATTGTGAAGGTGGCAGCCTTGGCGTTGTTCCTGATTGCCATCATCTGTGTGCTGTCCATTTACAACACCATCCGCATCTCGCAACTCTCGCCAGTATCTGTCAGGGCGCACAAGAACGAGGCACATCTTTGCTGGATGACGTCAATGGTGTTCGGCGAACCGACCTCTGACACCCGACAGTCCTGCGAGGAATTGAGAGAGGAAGTGTACGAGGTCTGGCGCACTTCGGAATAACATCCCCCCCATATACGGGATTTTCCGCAGCTCGGGATGCCTGCATATAGGGGTTCATGCTATAATCTTACCGATGAGACTCACGGATGCCCGTAAGAAGGAGNTTGCCTTTGCGCGTAAACTCGGAGCGCAGGGACAACGCCAACTCAATGCCATTGTCAAGGATGCGCGTGGCACTGGTACGGTACTGAAAAAGACCCTCGATGCTGGCAAGGCAGACCTGACCAACGTCATCAACACAGAACTCCAAGCGACATACATCGGACACGCTGGCAAAGTCCTCGCCGAACCGTCTATGAACATCTCGGCTGCTGATTGGGAACTGGTCAATGAACGGGGTGCATCGTGGTCGAGGAAGTACAGTGTCCAACAGGTGAACGGCATGGATGCGCGTACTCAGCGCAAGGTACAGAGTGTCCTTGGCGAACTGCGCGATGCTGCCAAGGAAATCGGTGACCCCATCCCTCAGTTCTTTGAACGCCAAGCCACTCTCTCAACTGTACGCTCTCAACTCCAGCCAGTGTTTGGGGCAGTCCGTTCCGAACTGATTGCCAGTACCGAGTTGACACGCGCTGCCTATCAGGGTGAACTCGCAGTCATCGAACGTGTCAGGGCGAACGGCTTCTCGATGTTGGGGAAGTGGGCAACATCCATGGATGAGCGCACCTGTCCGATTTGCGATGGTCTCAACGACAGTGTCCTCAGCAGCGAACGTCAAGACAACATCGGGCTGGACGGGGCAGTCACATCCTCTGTTTGGGGCGACCCCAAACACGGGACTTGGAACCTCACCGGCATCTTCCGTGGCAGTAAACAGACCCTCAAAATCCCTGGCCCACCGGCGCATCCGCGCTGTCGATGTTGGGTCAACTACGAACTCCAGACCACACCACTCAGGCCGAAGCAGAAGCCTAGACGCGCACCTGCCAAGAAGCCACTCCCACCGATACCATCAGGAAGGGAAGCCCGAGAACGTATCTTGGTTGAAAGCGGGAAGCTAGACGATGAAATTGCCAAGATAAACAAGAGTGCGCAGGACATATATGAGTCCGAAGTTGCACTGGTCGCTAAGAACGAAGCAGAGGGTGGGCTTTACGAGGATATTGCATTTGACCTCTCGTCAATGAAGGAAAAACAGCTCAAACTTGCAGAACAGGAGCGTAAGTTGCGTCTGGCCAAGCAGGACATAGCTAACGATATTCTTAAAGAAGGTAAACGACCCAGCAAGATTACACGGAACTTCGAGAGTTATGACGATTTGCCTGACGATGTAACGGGTCAAATGATAGTTTCCAATGTTGGAAGAGGAAAGATAGATAACATGGCTAAAGAGAGTGCCAAGGGATTGGATTGGTTGGAGGATGTTTCGGATGGCCTTGAAGGTGACATTAAGTTCACCTACCGACCACGCAGAGCATACTATGACCCCGATAAAAACTTGGTAGTCATGAGAACTAGCGCAGACATCTCGGAGGTGTCTGGGCTATCAGTTCATGAGATGGCTCACAGTCTTGAGGAGATGTCAGAAAGTGCAGACGACTGGTACGAGAGGGGCGTTGCATTTCGTAAGAGGCGAGCGATAGACCCCGAGACAGGTATTGCCGAGCAGCTACGGCCTCTCGATGATATATTTCCTGGAGGTTTGTATGGCCCTGAAGAGGTGGCAATCTGTGACAGGTATATAAGCTGTTATATGGGCAAGGAATATGTAGGAGAACGAGCGAGCGAAACATTTTCAATGGGCTTGCAAGCACTTCATGACGATGCTGTATCCTTTGCAAAACAAGACCCCGATATGTTCGACTTCATTGTCGATGCACTCAATCGGGGAGGGGCAGGAGGAGCATGATAATCTTAGACTATCAGGGCGAAGAGATACGGTTGGAAGGTGACAGTGTAATAACGGCAAATGGAAACACTCAGGCTCTTGCTGAGGCAGCAGTAGCTCGCTTCAAGATAGGCACGGACTTCGTTTTTTTCTATCCGAAATTCTCTGAGTCGGTTGCGTCTGCTGCAATTCAGAAGTACATGGATAATGTGAGGGTGGTCAAGACAGTGTACAAGACTGAGGGGTGGAGCGATACAGATGAACCACCGAAGGGAAGGATATTCTAGGGAGTAGCATGGCGACAGAGAGCGTCACCTTCAAGGGTGACAAGAAGATACTCAACAGACTCAAGAAGGCTGGTGATAGCAAGAGGCTCCGCGCTGCCGTGACCGCAGCAGCCATTCACGTCAAGGGCAAGGTCGCCATCTATCCTCCACGAAAGCTCGGGCGTGCTGGCAACTTCGTGAGCAACAAACAGAAGAGGCAGTTCGCTGGCATGGTACGAATGGGATACCGTGAGTTCCCCTACAAGCGTGGCATCTCAGGGAGGTCAGAACGCCATGGCCAGTCGTGGACATATACTTCCGCTGCATCAGGGCTATCGGCTACCATTGGAAGTGACACGTCATACGGCAAACTGCTCCAGTCCCCCAAGCATCAGACCGAGTTCCATCGAGCAGGTGGCTGGAAGACTACTGCCGAGGTTATGAAGGAGGAGCAACCGAAGGTGCTGGCGTTTTTCAAGGCCGAACTGGACAGGGCTTTGAGTTCATGAGGTGCAGGAGAGGTGACCAGAGCCATCGTTTCATACGACACCGACCTCGGTGGATGGACTGTGACAGTCCCGAAAGTTGTCGGAGAGGAGTCATCGGTCTTGACAACTCTCGGGACTGTCTGGGCAACGGCGAGTGAGGCTCTTGAAGTTGCGCTGGACAAGTACGGAACTGCAACGCTGGGTGCAGGAACTGAATTGCCCAGCACAAACGATGGTACAATAGAGTAATCGTGCCATATCCTAACGAACACGCTGCTCGGATACTCCATCCGAACGCTTTTGTACCTGACTCATTTGCATCTTGGGCGTTGTCAGGTGGGGTACGTATCATCCTTGGGCGACTGAAGGGTGAGAGCAATACAACCGTCCAAGCATATCGGTTTCCGGTGAGAGTATTCACCGAGGAACAGGCGAAGGAATGGTTGACGGAGCATGACATTGAGTACATAGCATTTGAGCCAGCGACTGGCTCAGAGGGGGCATCCGTGGAACCTGAAAGCAAGGCGGTATCAGAGTGGCGAGTGGGTGCATCCAGAGACCTGCCGATACATGAGCGCAGGGAATGGAATGCCAGCAATGCCAAGAAGCGTGTATTCAAGTGGGCTGGCTTTGACGATGGTGAGCCAGACGGCAAGAAGGCGAAACTCGCCTTCCTGATTTACGATGCTGCCAACCCTGACATCAGGGCATCGTACAAGTTACCGTTCGCCGACTTCAGAGATGGCGAACTGTTTGCTGTAGACGCTGCCCTCAGGGCAGCAGCCAGCAGGCTACCGCAGACCGACATTACAGAAGCCGAGAAGGAGCGTGGGCGGTCTGTACTGGACACGTACTTTGAGAAGATGGAGAACAAGACTATGACAGATTCAACGAAGGAAGCAGAGGTGCATTATTATCCTGACTATGCAGGTGACCTGCTCGTCACTTTCGGTACGGAGGTCAAGGCGTTGGGTGACGGNAAGGTCGGCGGTTATCTGGTTCGTTTCGGTTCGTCAGACCAACCCGATTTAGAGGGCGACTTCTTTGATGGCGAGACCGACTTCGGCAACCATACATCTACACCCGTGTTCTATCATCATGGGCTAGATGAGACTCTCGGCCAGCGTGTCATTGGGAAGGGCGAACTCAAGACCGATGAGGTTGGCATCTGGATAACCGCGCAACTCAACCTGCGTGATGGATGGGAGAAGGCGATTTATGACCTAGTGAAGCGACAGAAAATGGGGTGGTCATCAGGTACTGCCCCTCATCTGGTGGCTCGGGAAGATGCTGGTGGGGCGAAGCACATCAAGACTTGGTTGTTAGGTCTTGACGCTTCCATTACTCCCAACCCAGCGGAGCCGAGACAGACCGGAGTGGTGTCGCTGAAATCAATTGTAGTTTCAAATTCACCGTTAACGATTGAGACGGAGGTGGAACCAGAGGTCGAGAGACAAGGTGTTCCACAAGTCCCGAAAGTTGACACGATTAGCGAAGCAAATCTAGTATCTCAGGAGAGAACAATGTCTGACGAAATCAAAGTCGCTGACGATACCATCATCGAGCAAACCCCAGCCGAGGCTCCCGAGCCAACGGCTGCTCTCTCGGCTGATGATGTCAGTGCAATTGCTGCCAAGGCAGCGCAAGAGGCTGCAGGCGCAGCCATCGAAGCGTTCAAAGCGGAGAAGGCTCCTGCTCCAGACGCAGGAACCGTTCACAACGTGAATGCAAAGAAGGTCACCAGTTTGGGTTTCGCTGATGACCATGTGAAGGCGTTCGAGCATTACTGCCGAACGGGTGATGGCAAGGCTTACATGGAGGCATCTGAGTATGGAACAAAAGCCTTAAGCGAGGGGACTGATTCGGCTGGAGGCTATCTTGTGCCGACTCCTGTTGCTGAGAATGTTGCCGGTATCAAGGCTGATAAGTCTGTTGTCAGATTGGCAGGTGCATCAGTAATGGAAACAGGACTCAAAGTCCTCAGTGTTCCTACCGATGCAGGCTCGACTGCTGCTTTTGCAATTGTTAGCGAAGGCGGTNCGGTGGATTCCACAGACCCCGTGTTCGGCCAGACAAATATATCAAGTTATATGTTCAACCGGCTTGTGANAATCTCAGATGAGTTGGCTTCCGACAACGAGGGTCGCCTCATGCCGTTCCTTGAGAAGTGGTTCGGGCAGGCTGCAGCTAAAGCAGAGAACCAATACTTCTTGGGCGGTTCGGGTTCCGGTCAACCGGCAGGTGCAATCACTGACGGAACTGTGACAGTTACGGCTGCATCGACTACCGCCGTGACCGCAGCGGAAATCGTTGAGCTTTACTATGATGCCAAAGAGTACCGTGAGAACGGTGTCTGGGTAATGGACCCTGCAACTGAGGGAGCCGTTCGTGCTTTGACAGGCAACCCATTCTCGTTCGCAATGAGTGAACACGGGGGGAACATCCCTGAGAATTATGTACCGACAGGTGGCAACACTTCTACGGATGTTCTCATGGGCAAACCCGCCTTCACCAGTGTTGAGGTAGGAGACTTGGCTGCATCCAGAAAGGCTATCGTTTTCGGTGACTGGAGTTACTACTACATACTGGACTATCCGAAGAACCGGTTCACTATACGAAGGCTAAGTGAACTCTATGCCGGGAACTCCCAGATAGGACTGCTCGCATCCTTCAGGACTGGAGGTGCGCTCGTTCAGGCAACCGCGCTGAGTGTGTTGCAGATGGCAGCTTCGTAAGCAATCAGGTAGATAATGGATGGAGGGGGAGCAACCACTCCCCCTCCTAGTACCGGAAGTTGTCAGTCTGGCAAGGAGATAACATGGAAGGCAAGGTAAAAGTAATGTGCAACACTAGCTTCGTGGCGGTCTGGGGAAAGAGCAGATATGGCGGTATGGAGGGGAGGGTTCTTCAGGTTCCCAAAGGATTGGCGAAGGACTTAATCAAAGCCGGTCACGTCTCTCCCGTGAAGCGCAAGACGATGAAGCCGTCACCAGTGAAGGTGCAACCATCAGCAGAGGAGTAGAGCGTGGCGTACATCACGACTGCAGAACTCAAGACATATCTCGACATCACTAGCAGTTCGCTTGATACGCTGCTCGGAGTATTGCTCGACAATGCCCAGAGTGTAATTAACAACTACTGTGACAGAGACTTTGCACCATCGGCAGCCTCATCGAAATACTTCGATGCGGATGTTGATGTGGATGGTATGACCCTCTGGCTGGGAGACGAGGACTTGGCAAGCACCGATGACTTGGCGATAACAAATGGAGACGGAGTTGCTGTAGATGTCTCCAGTGAAATCGCTTATCGACCTCGGAGACTGACCCCGTACTACGCCATTGACTTGCTACCAAGCAGCTCGAAGGCGTGGACTGGTAAGAGCAACGGTGACGATATTGACGCTATCCAAGTCTATGCGTGGTGGGGCTACAGTAAGACGGCTCCTGAGAATATAGAACAGGCGTTGTACCGATTGGCATCCTTTATGTTCAGACAGCGAAGCAGTTCGTCTGACGTGGATAAGCCTCTGGTGTTGGATACAGGAATGGTTCTCATGCCATCCGAGATGCCCAACGATGTACGCCAGATGCTGACCGGATACAGGCGCAGGTCTGCCGTCTACTGGTAGCATGGCGAACACTACCTGTGTTGAGTTCTGCGACAATCTTGCAGGGCTGTCCGTCAGTGGAGTGGAACGAACGTATGACCATCCACCGGAGAGCGTTAACAGTGCCGACCTCCCTGCTAGTTTCCCGAGACTTGTCTCGGCGAGCGAGGGGGGAACGGGTGGAACCATTACGGTTCAGGCATCAGGTGGATGGGCGACCTACACCGTGGAACTTGTGGTTCTGGTCGAGGCTCTGGAGTTGGGTACGAACTCTGGGAATTGGGACAGTGCGTTGACCATGGTAGACAGCGTGGCAACTGCTCTACGCTCGGCAGACATCTCCAAGAGTTCGCTGGGTTGGACATCAACTCTGGTGAACGAGGTAATCGGAGAGACGAGTTATTGGGCAGTCGTGGCAACAGTTACAGGGAGCGGATAATATGCCGAAATATAAGGTAGTGAGTCGGGTGTGGGACAGTAAGAAGGACAAGTATTACGAAGCAGGCGACACCATCAGCTTGGCTGCGGAGAGAGGTAATCCACTGGTCGAACGTGGTGTCCTTGAATCGCCTGATGGCAGTATAGAAGTTGAGGAACCTGTGCTTGAACCTCAGCCAGAGGTCGAGCCAGAGCCAGAGCCTGACGAGGGTTCTGAATACANNTAGCGGAGGCTACAAATATCATGGCGCAAACAACATTAGCAACCACCTTCAAGGATGCCAAGATTGAAATCAGTATTGACAATTCGTCTTTCACTGACATCTCTGGAGTGGCCAACAANGTGGAGGTCAGTGGTGGCGAACGTGAGGTATCCGATACCTTCACGGCTGGCACTGATACACCTATCGTACTGTCAGGACGCAGGGCATCGCTGGACATCACCAGCAATATCCTCTGGACTGCTGATACGGGAGCGAGTGACCCCGAGCAAATCGTCAGGGCAGCCTATGAAGCAGCGACATCCTTCTANATCCGATGGTCGCCCAAGGGCGGTGACAGTGGTGAGGCAATATATGCCAGTCGTGGAGTGGGTGTCGTGACGACTCCGATGTACGGTTTCGGAGATGCAGCGAGTGCAGACCCGATGCTCATGGAGTTCACCTGCAAGGTTCCGTATATTGATGCGAGTACGGTAGCGTAATCATGGCGAAGAAGACAGCCCCCGTCAACACGCCGAGCAAGATAGTCATCGAAATGGGGAACCTGACCTTCGGTGACCTTGAGGTGTTGGAGTCACTCTCTGAGGGCGCGGAGAATGGCAACTTCAAGGCATCCGATATGGTCGGGTTCCTCGACAGAGTAGTTGAGGGCGGTGTTCGTGACCTGCCACTGACGCAGATGTCAGAGGTCGTGGAGACTCTGACCGCTGCAATGGCAGGGGTGATGGGAACCAGCACCGAGTCCGAGGGAGAGCAGGAAAAAAACTGAAGGGGGGGAGTGGGTGGCTCGGGACAATAAGGGGTCGGGTCACCAAACATCTTTGGGTTGGAGACGCTCCCCCGTTTGCATACCTTGAACTGATGCTCTGTCGGGATGTTTACCATTGCACCCCATCGATGCTGAGGCGCGAATCGCTTGCCGACATCATATCTCATCTGCTATGTATGAGTGCGGAGCAAGAAGTCATGGCTGCTAAAACGAA